TACACAAACTATTAATATCCTGCCGTAAGGCAGCCATTAATTGTGAAACACTAAACGTGTTTTTCTCCACCTGTAAAGGTGAGGAAAGCATACATAGTAATGCATTAACCATTCTAGAGGGAATTTTCCCTTTAGATAAATCGCGCGAAAATAATCTCCAAGTACGAGGAGAGCTTATAGCTCTAATCATATTTAAAGGATTATCTAGCGTAATAAAACCTTTCCAGGCCAGTCTATTAACGAACTCAGCTTTTGCTGCTACGGAAGTAATTCCGGAGTAAACAGAAGTGAATCTATCTCTCATTTGAATAGAAAGAACTTCTTTCAATGAGATAGGTGATAGGTTAGTATGTCCTAAGATGTTTTGAGAGGCAAATTGAAAGAACTCTTTATTAGATACAAAAGATTTAGCAAAACCAATCGTTATACCATGGTCTCTACAGACCGAAGTATAAGATTGTGCAACATCTTTATCTCCAATAATAATGTCATCACCTAACACTAAATAGTCTTTAAACGAATGACGATTAATACGCCATGCCGCATAAAACACTAAGAAGTGATGGACGATAGCAAGAGAACTCCACGACGATAAGGTCCCCATGGGTTGACCTCGAGAATAACGATATTTTGTTATTACTTCATTACCTTGAGAATCTTTTTCTTTAAAAAGATAATCTCTATCGACTAAAACTTTCATCCATAAATTCACAATATCCTTCTCAGGATTAATTGAATTCATCCAAGGTCTTAAGACCGAGGTATATAAGGATTGAGGAATTAGATCAGTAGCAGACTTAAGGTCATATGAAGCAATAAAATCATGATGTCGAGATGAAAATTCTTCTACTCTACCTAATTGATTAAAGGTAGCATCACTAGGAATAAGTTTAAGTATTTCGAACATTGAGTCCTGTAATGGCCGTAAGGCCACTTGGGTCCAATAATCCGAAATAGCAAAAACTCTTATTTTCCCAGCTGCTTCTTCTTTAATAGCTAATTTACCCATTGAAACTTTTTCAACGGCTTCTTCAGCATTAGATGAAGTAAATGAAGGATCATCTCGATGTAAATCAGGAATCTGTGCTTTATAAAGCGCAGCAAAATATCTTATTTTTAAGATAAACTCTTGAACACCATCTACTCTAATGTTTCTAGGGCCTAAAGGTCCAGAACATACAGCATGTAAATATTCCATTAAAGGAGTATTTTTCATGTCATGAAATAAAGCACTGAAAGGTGCCGACATCCATGAAGTATTGTGAGTGGGGCTTGCCGTTGAAATTAATGGAAGGTCACTCGGATCTAAACTAAAATCACACTTGATTCTTGAAGGATTAATGAAATCCCAGAACAAAGGCACAGCTTTATGAACATTGTAAAAATCTGAGAAATCATAATTAATGACTCTCATATTTTCACCCTTTTCATTTAACGGTGTGTTATCGATAAACTCTTTAAGAGAAAATCGAGGAGCAGTGATTGAAG